GAAGATAGATATGAATATTTAACAATCAATTTGTTAGAAAACAATCGTATTGAGCAATTATACGACAAATTAGAGCAAGTATTTGAAACTATTGAAGAGCACGAAGTATATTACAAAACACTTAAATAATCACAAAAAAAACAATCAAAATGGAAAATTTAACAGAAATGGAAACAATAATCAGATTACCATTCCAAGTGAATGATGAAGCCTTTTACTTAAAAGAAAACCAATTAAAAAGCGGTAAAATTTGGCGAATTGATGCCGAAGTAACAGAAAACGAAATCAGATTTAGTATTTGGTTCAAGTTGGAAGATTACAAATCGGAATTAGTTAGTTCTTATTACGTTTTTTCGACCAAAGAACAAGCTATTGACTATGTAACCTCACAATTAAAATAATCACTAACAATCAAAAAAAACAATTATGGCAATCAATGCAACAAGTAATGGTTCGACTTCAAGAGAACTAATCCCAGCATCTAACTACATAGCAAGATGCTACAAAATGATTCAAATCGGAACGGTTCAAGAAATCATTTTAGGAGAAAAGAAAATCCTAAACAAAGTTAGAATAGGTTGGGAACTGCCAACTGAACTAAAAGTGTTTAACGAAGAAAAGGGTGAACAACCCTTAGTAATTGACAAAGAATTTACTTTGTCAATGCACGAAAAAAGCGGTTTAAGGGCAATGCTTAAATCTTGGAGAGGTAAAGACTTCACCGAAGAAGAAGCAAAATGCTTTGACATCACAAAATTAATTGGTGTGCCTTGTATGCTTAATATCATTCACAAGCCAAGCAAAAAAGATGTAACTAAAATTTATGAAGAGATTGCCGGGATTACTCCAATGCCTAAAGGTATGATTTGCCCAACTCAAATGAATCCTACTTTTGTTTTGTCTTATGACGATTTCAATACAGACCAATTTAACTCATTGCCTGAGTTTATTAAAAGCAAGATGATGACTTCTTTGGAATACGTGGCAATAATGAATCCAAGCCATACTGAGATGCCATCAGATGTTGAAGAACACACAATGAACCAAGTTAATGACTTACCATTTTAATCTTATGAGCAACCTAAACATTTATCAGATAGAAAAAGAATATTTAGAACTTGCTAATCAACTAATCGAATCGGGGGGAGAATGTTCTCCCGAACTCGAATTACAATTAACAATTAACCAGGACCAACTTGAACAAAAAGCAAGGGGATATGGATTTGTTGTTAAGCAAATGGAATCCGATGTATCAATCATTGATGCCGAAATAAAGCGATTAGGCGAACTTAAAAAGGCGAGATTGAAAACCATTGAGAGATTGGAAACAACCGTATCTCAGGCAATGCAATTGTATCAGATTAATAAGTTAGAAACTCCCACCTTAAAGATTAGCTTTCGCAAATCAGAATCAGTTGAAATTGATGACGAAAGTGCTATATCTTTTGCTTATTTAAAAGAGAAGATTACTTACACAATTGATAAAACTGCCATTAAGGAAGCCATTAAAAAAGGTGAGGTTGTTACCGGTGCAAGGTTGCAGATTAATCAAAACATTCAAATTAAGTAATGAAATCAACTTTTTTCAGCACGGTTAAGGATGGCAAGTTGCAAAAAAATACTACTCAAAATATCCTCCAAGAATTAAAACACTTGGAGGGTAAAAGAGTGGTAATTACGATTGAAAAGCAAAGAAGTTCAAGAAGTTTGCAACAGAATAAGTTATATTGGGTTTATATTGACATTTTAAGCAAAGAATTGGGCCATAGCAAGGATGAAATGCACGAACTTGTAAAATATAAGTTCTTAAAATTAAAACGCTTTATATCGGTTGTAAATGGAAAATCAGTAATTTTAGCTTTGGAGGATGGAATTTATGTTGATGTTAGCACTGGCGAAATTCATGACATTGAAAAAGTTGAGCCTTATGATAAGATTGGATCAACTGCTACCTTAACCAAATCTGAATTTATTGATTTTATTGACAGCCTTATTACTTGGGCTAAAGACTTTCTTGGAATAACACTACCTCACCCAGAAGAACAACAAACAATTAATTATTAATTATGGAAACCTACCCACAAAAATTTATTGAGTATCACGAAAAATATCCAAAGGTTTATGAGTATTATAAAGGAGTAATTGCTCAGCTAATCAATCGAGGATTTAAGAAGTATTCATCAGATGGAGTTCTGCACATTGTGAGGTTCACAAAGCACGATGAAATTAAAAAAGATGGATTTAAGGTAAACAATAACTACACTCCTTACTATGCAAGGTTGTACGAGGCAGAACATCCTGAGTTAAAAGGATTTTTTGCAAAAAGAAAAGTTAAACAAATTTGATAATTAAATAAATTTAATACATTTGCCAACGAAATAACCGCCAAGATGAAAAGAAACTTAAAAAATAACCCTCTATTGATGTTGCTTAACTTGGCGGTTGACAGCATTGATAGGGGGTTTAACTATTTATAAACTATGGAAGACTATTTAAAATTTTTAGAAACAAAACAAAAAAAACACATTGAAAGCGGATTTGAAATTAATGAAAGTGAACTTAATAAAAATATGTTTCCTTTTCAAAAATTCATTGTTAAACGTGCTTTAAAAGCTGGTAAGTATGCAATATTTGCGGATTGTGGACTTGGCAAAACTCTTATGCAATTGGAGTGGGCTAATCAAGTATCAATACAAACAAGTAAGCCAGTATTGATATTAGCACCTTTGGCGGTTGTAGGACAAACCAAACAAGAAGGAGGTAAGTTTGGAATCAATATGGATTTTATAGATGTTCAAAATTATGAGCAACTTGAAAACATAGACTGTTCTATTTACTCAGGCATTGTTTTAGATGAAAGTTCTATTTTGAAAAATTTTGAAGGTGCTACAAAAAATCTAATTTTAGAGTTGTTTAGAAAAACTCCTTATAAATTAGCTTGTACTGCAACACCAAGCCCAAACGACCCTATGGAGTTAGGTAATCATAGTGAATTTTTAGACGTTATGAGCAGAAATCAAATGCTATCAATGTACTTTATCCACGATGGAGGCGAAACAGCTAAATGGAGGTTAAAAGGACATGCTGTAAAGCTATTTTATCAATTTATAGGTACTTGGGCAATAATGTTAAACAAACCGCAGGACATTGGATTTGATATGGTTGGTTACGATTTGCCAAATTTAAATTTGATTGAAAAACAAATTATAACTCCTGATAGAGATAACGGACAATTGTTTAATGATGCAATTATTTCAGCAACAAATTTTAATAGCGAACTAAGATTAACTAAAATTGAAAGACTTGATGAAGTTGTTAATTTAATTAATCAAAAGCCTGATGAAAATTTTATTATTTGGATAAAACAAAATGAAGAAGGCGAACTATTGAAAAAATTATTACCTGAGGCTATTGAAGTTAAAGGTTCAGATTCTAACGAATGGAAAAAGGAAAAGTTATTAGGATTTGCAAATAATGAATTTAGGATTTTGATAACAAAAACAAAAATCGCCAGTTTTGGAATGAACTATCAAAATTGCAGAAATCAAATTTTTGCTTCATTAGATTTTAGTTTTGAGGGCTTATATCAAGCCATTAGGAGGTCGTATAGATTCGGTCAAAAAAATGAGGTTAATATTTACTTAATTACAACAGATACAATGGCAAACGTAAAACAATCAATAGATAATAAACAAAAACAATTTGAAATTATGCAAAATGAAATGAGTGAGTCAATAAATGCCAATTTGAGAGGAGATAAAATGTTGCAAACTTCTTATAATATTGATGAAGTTAAGAATGAATTTTATCATATTATGAGAGGGGATTCAGTGCAATTAATAAAAAATGTTCCTGATAAAAGTCAGGGTTTAAGTGTATTTTCTCCACCATTTGCAGAACTATACACTTACTCTAATCATATTGAAGATATGGGAAACTCTAAAGATTATAAAGAATTTTTAATTCAGTTTGGTTTTTTAATAAAAGAACTAAACAGAGTTTTGATTGATGGTCGTAATGTTGCGGTGCATTGTATGGATTTGCCAATCCAAAAGGGCAAAGAAGGATATATTGGATTAAGAGATTTTTCAGGAATGATTTTAACAGCTTTTCAAGAAGCAGGATTTATTTATCATTCAAGAGTTACAATTTGGAAAGACCCAGTAATTGAAATGCAAAGAACCAAAGCAAAAGGATTATTGCATAAGCAAGTAAAAAAAGACTCTACTCAGGTAAGAGTTGGGATTCCTGATTATGTAATGATTTTTAGAAAACAAGGCGAAGGAACAAATCCAGTTACAAATACTAATTTACCAGTTGATTTGTGGCAAAAATATGCTTCTCCTGTTTGGATGGATATTGACTATGGAAATACTTTGCAAGGGTATAGAAATGCAAGAGATGAAAACGATGAAAAGCATATTTGTCCATTGCAATTAGATACTATTGAAAGACTTATACATTTGTATTCTAATGAGGGTGATAGTGTTTTTACTCCTTTTATGGGAATAGGCTCAGAGGTATTTCAAGCTGTTAAAATGAAGCGTAGAGGTGTTGGAATTGAATTAAAAGAAAGTTACTTTGATTTAGCCAAAAAGAATATTGCAACTTTAATGGAAACAAAAAAACAAATTTCTGCATTCTAATTCATTTGCAGATTAAAAAAATAATCCGTAATCTTGCAAAACCGTTCTTAAAATTTACAATTAATAGTTGTGTGCCAGCAACAAATAGAAATAAAGGTGGAAACACCGATATAAACAAACCTCGACTGAGTAAATGGCACTTTACTTTTTCGGGGTTTTTGTTTTAAATACATTATGGAAGATATTACTTGGAACATTGATAACAATGACAATTTTAAACTATCAATTAAATTAGGCTCAGGGAAAGAGATAACCATTGAGGATTCTACACCTTCTGCAATTGTTAAAGATTTAAGTTTGGATGAACTTGAAGAAACCAACAAAAAACTATCACAAACAATTGCATTATTAAGAACAGTTTTTAAATAAATTATGAATTACATATCCCAAATTAATGGATTTTGGAAAATTGCTGAGGATAAACAATTTTCATCAAGTGAAATAGCGACATATTTTGCTCTATTAAATTACTGCAATAATCTTAACTGGTTAAATCCTTTTGTGTGCCATTTTGAATATGTTTGTCAAACTGCAAGTATTTCAAAAAATACTTTTTATGCTTGTATGGAAACACTCCACAATGAAAAGTTAATTGAATATACTAAGGGGATAAAAAACTCAAAAAAACCTAAAGTTTTTATTCTTAATTTAGAGAATAAAACTAAGAATAAAACAGGAATAAAACTAAGAACAGAAGAGGAACAGAATAAAGAACAGAAAGGGAACTTAAATAAACTATTAAACAATGAAACTAATAAACCTATAAACAATAGAGAAATTTATAAATTTTTCTCCCACCTATCTATTTCAATTGAAGAAGTAGAAAAAATAAAAGAACTTGGATTTACAAAGTTTCAAATCGATGAAGTATTGGAATCAATAGAAAACTACAAAGGCAATACAAAATATAAAAGTTTGTATCTGACTGCAAAGAAATGGCTGAACAAAGAAAGAATTGAAAATCCACCTTCAACAGAAGTTAAACGCCCAATGGTATATTAATTATGACAATAGCAGTAATAGAAAAGGAATCAAAGCGTGAATATCTAATTGATATTTCCAAAGGTGGCGAAAACAAACAGACTTGCCCGGCATGTTCTCACGAACGGAAAAAGTCAAAAGATAAATGCTTTAGCTACAATGCAACAAAGGAAGTAGGAAGTTGCTCTCATTGTGGTAAGGCTTTTTACAAGAAGTTAGAGAAATCAGAAAATAATTACCAAAGAATTGAATATAAACGACCTATTTGGAAAAATGAAACTACATTATCTGAAAAATTAGTTAAGTGGTTTGAAGAAAGAAAGATTAGCCAAAAAACACTTTTAAAGGCAAAGATTACAGAGGGATTAGAATGGATGCCACAAACAAACGGAAACATCAACACTGTACAATTTAACTACTTTAGAGATGGTGAATTGATAAACGTAAAATATCGCACTGGCAACAAACAATTCAAGTTGGCAAAAGATGCTGAGTTGATTTTTTATAATTTGGATGCAGTAAAAGATCAAAAAGAAATAATAATTGTTGAAGGTGAAATTGATTGCTTAACATTAATTGAGTGCGGAATTGAAAATGTTATTAGCGTTCCAAATGGTGCTACAATAGGCAGAAACAACCTTACTTACTTAGACAATTGCATAGACCTATTTGATGAAGATACAAGGTTTATATTGGCATTAGATAATGACCAAGCTGGAAATAGTTTAAGAGATGAATTTGCAAGGAGATTAGGGGTTGAAAATTGCTCAAAGTTAGCGTTCAAAGATTGCAAAGATGCAAATGAATGCTTGGTTAAGTATGGAATGGATGGAGTATTGGAAAGCATAAACAATAAAATTGAATATCCTTTAGTCGGCATATTTACCTCCACAGACTTAAACGAAGAGATAGATAATTATTACAACAACGGATTGCCACAAGGTGAAACAATAGGCTTAGAAACATTTGATGAAAACCTTAAATTTCACTTGGGATATATTACAACGATTACAGGCATCCCTAATCACGGAAAATCGGAGGTATTAGATTTTATTTGTGCATCATTAAATATTCGTGCCGGTTGGAAGTTTGGTTTATTTAGCCCTGAAAACTATCCATTAGAACTACACTTTAGCAAGTTTGCTGAGAAATTAATAGGCAAAGCATTTGATGGAAATTACAAAATGAATAAGATGGAATTGGAATTGGCAAAAGATTATTTTTCAAAAAACTTCTTTTTCATAAAGCCTGAGAATGATTTTAAACTTGAAGATATTTTGCGAATGGTAAAAAGTTTAATTAGAAAGTATGGAGTAAATGCCTTTGTAATTGATGCTTGGAATAAGTTAGAACACAATGAAGATTCAACACACTATGTTTCAAAACAATTGGATATATTAGCAACCTTTTGTGAAAGGAATATGGTACATTGTTTTCTTGTGGCCCATCCAACAAAGATTATGAAAGATAAAAAAACAGGATTATTTGAAGTGCCAAATCTTTACAACATAAATGGCTCTGCAAACTTCTTTAATAAAACTCACAACGGATTAACCGTATATCGCAACTATGATTCTAAGAAAACAGAGATTTACATACAAAAAGTAAAATTTAAACACTGGGGCCAATCAGGCACAATGTGTTCTTTAGGATGGCATTTTATCAATGGCCGATATTATACATTTATCCCCGACAACACCAATTGGATATTAGGCGAAAAGAAACAGGTAGAAGCATTTGAACTACCACCAACCCCAATAAAGCCCAACGGAGCATTCGACACCCCAATTAATAAAAAAGATAATTGGGACTTTATTCCAAAGAATGAATTTAATGACATAGGCAACGATGCCTTTTAACAAACTGACAAACAAATAAAAAAAGTAAGGTTATAAACTGACAAAAAATAAGGGTAAACAAATAAAAATTAAAACTATGGAAACAATAAAAGCAAGTGAACTGAGAATTGGAAATTATGTTTATTTTCAAAATAGCGAATCAGGCAAATATGAGAATGATTTGCCCATTGAAACAGGAAAAGAATTAGACGATTGTGATTGCCAACCAATCCTACTAACAGAAGAATGGCTGATAAGATTTGGGTTTGAAAAAAATAGTTATTGGTTTAAAGATGACAATATGATTAGATTTGTATTTGATGAAAACGGATGGTTGCATTGCTCTATTGGAGATAATGAAAAAGGTTTTTTGTATAATAGAATTAAATTTGTTCACCAACTCCAAAACCTATATTTTGCATTAACAAGTCAAGAACTTGAATTTAAACAATAATCTTTGACAATTAAATAATTTGTATATTTGCACAATGGCAAATAGCCGATAAATACGATTAAATACGAATGGCAAAATTTGAGAAAGGCAATTCGGGAAAACCGAAAGGAGCAAAAAACAAAATAACTAAATCAGTTAAAGAAGTAGTTTTTGATGTATTTGAAAAGCTACAAGCAGACCCTAAAGCAAATTTATTAATTTGGGGAAGAAACAACACCACTGAATTTTATAAGATTGCTGCCAAGCTAATTCCAACAGATATAAAAGCGGACATAGAAAGCAAAAGCGATTTACTTATAAAAGTTGTTCGTGAGTGAGATAATCGTAAAACTCCAAAAAAGGCATATCAACCAAGAGTTGATAATGCAAACAAAAAGGCGATTCAATGTTTTGAAATGTGGCAGAAGATTTGGAAAAACATCCATAGCCAAAGAACTAATTATTGAACCTGCCTTAGATGGATTCCCAGTTGCTTATTTTTGCCCTACATACAAAGACTTAAACGACTTTTGGATTGACATTGTCAAAATACTTGGCGATGCCATCAAGCAGAAGAATGAACAGTTAAAACAGATTAGATTGATAACGGGAGGTGTTATTGATATGTGGTCATTAGACGAACCCGACTCAGGTAGAGGAAGAAAATATAAAAGAGTAGTTATTGATGAGTGTGAAAAGGCAAAGAAACTTAAAACAGCTTGGAACGGAACAATCCGAGCAACCCTAACAGATTATATTGGTGATTGTTGGTTTTTATCTACTCCTCAATTCGGTAAAACTTACTTCAAAGAGTTGTTTAAAAGGTCAATAGATGAAAAGTATTTACACGAATGGCAAGGATGGAAATTTACAACATACGACAACCCATTTATGGATGCCAACGAAATAGATTCAGCAAAGGCAACACTTGATCCGATGTATTTCAATTGTGAGTACCTGGCTGAGGATGTTACCTTAGATACTATGCTTTGGGCCTATGCTTTTGAGCCTAATAAACATTTGCAGAAAGTTGAGATACTAAAAAACTTAGAGATAATACTATCATTTGACTTTAACAAAAACCCTATTTCCTGCTCGGTATTGCAAATTCCATCATTTGACACTATTCGAGTAATCGAAACGATTAAACTTGCTAATTCAGATATTTATGAACTTTGCGATGTGATTAAAACCAAATACGGAAACACACTTTACTTGGTTACAGGTGATGCAAGTGGTTCATCAACTTCTGCGATGGTGCAAGATAATATGAATTACTACAAGATAATTCGAGCCAAATTAAATTTATCTAATAATCAAATGATGGTGCCGGTTGTTAATCCAAGATTAGCAGATAACCGAGTTTTAGTAAATAGCTTATTGAGTAGAGGTAATGTTCTATTGGATAAAGATAACACTAAGCCATTGCAATTTGACTTTGAGAATGTTACGGTGTTGCCTGATGGCTCAATTAAAAAGGCGGACAGAAATGACCCTGCACAACAATCTGATGCTTTAGATACGTTTCGATACGCTTGTAATACATTTTGTTCAAAGTTTTTGATTAGAGATTAAAAAAAATTAGTAAGTTTGCAAACAACAATTAAAATATGTTTTCAGTAATTATCCCTACCCTTTGGAAATCTGACAAGATAAAGCCATTAATTCAATCTCTAATAGATTGTGAGTTGGTGAATGATATAACTATAATTTCAAATGAAAGAAGCGAGTTAGAAAAAGAGTTATTGATTTACAACACCAAACTTTATATTGATAAAAGGGTTGAAAATTTATTTGTAAATGAGTCGTGGAATTATGGAGTTAAACTTGCCGACAATGATAACATTGCCATCCTTAACGATGATATAATAATTGATACTAATGTTTTTAGCTTCTTAAACAATAAGTTAGAAGATTGCGGAGTAATTGGTATGTGCTTTGAAAACTATGCCTTAAAACAATCCGTATCAATGAACCTTACCGATGTAGTTGAACGACCTTATGGCTACGGTTGTGCAATGTTCATCCACAAATCTAATTATGTAGATATTCCATTTGACTTAAAGATAGCTTGTGGTGATGACTACCTAATCAAATATGCAAAAGGCAAAGCAAAGAAGCTATACGGATGCAAGATTGAAAGTGATATAAGCACCACAACAAGACTTCCTGAGTTCGGGATGATTCAATTTGAAGATAACAGAATTTACATAGAAAAATATCAATAATGGCCCATCAAGAGCAAATCAACTTTTGCAAATCAGTTAAAGAATTTATGCCTGACTTCTTCAGAGGAGTTAGTGTGTTAGACATTGGTAGTTTGGATATTAACGGAAACAACCGTTATTTATTTGACAATTACGATTACACTGGAATTGATATTGGAGAAGGAAAGAATGTGGATATTGTTTGCAAAGGACACGAATTTAAACCTGCTGAAAACCACAAATTTGATGTTGTAATTTCAACTGAATGCTTTGAACACGATAAACATTGGAGAGAAACGGTAAGAAATGTAATCGACAATCTTTTAAAGAGTGGAGGTTTATTTTTATTTACTTGTGCCACCACAGGCAGACCTGAACACGGAACAAAGCGAACATCTCCAAGCGATTCACCATTTACAAGTAAAGCCGAAGATTGGGAAGATTATTACATGAATTTAACAGAGGGCAATTTCTTTGGCAACTTCAATTTTGAAAAAGATTTTTTAATTTATCAATTTAAAACACGATTAGAATATCCTCAAGATTTGTACTTTTGGGGAATAAAAAGATAAAATATGGCACTACTTAATTGCAACGCAACATACAAACAAGATGTACCGGGATGTATTGATTTCATCGCATTAAACTTAGATTTAGAGGCAACAACAATTTATGAAGTAAGGTTTACCTTTGCCAATGGTATGGTCTTAAAGACAAGGATAACAAGTAATGCAGGAGGAACGCTATCACTATCTAAAGATGGATTGTTGAGTGGATTTTGGAACGATGGAACGGGAGAGATAATAGTTCAGATATTTGAATTAACTGACCTATGTACACCAGTTATTTTAACACTTTGCGAAAACGATTATTCTCAAATAGTTTTAAACTTTACTAAGGTATTGATAGATGCTGCAATAAGAACAGAAAATGTGCCTTGTTGCTCATAAAAAAATATAAAATAAAATAAACAACAAATGAAAAAAAAATCAAGTATTTTATTTAGAACGGTTGCTGCCGCTTTATCTTTGGGAACTATTGGAATGCCAACTGTACAAAGCAAACAATCTGTTAATTCAGAAAATATAAGAACTATTGGCGAAGCAAATAAAAACGCTGTAAGAGAAGAAAAGAAAAAAGGAGGTGAGCAAGTTGCAGAATTAGATGAAATGAGTGGAGGTTTGAATTTTAACCACCATACAATATTAATTCATACTTCACCAATTTACTTTCCTAAGTATCACCCAAAGATGACTTGGAATCAACAAAGACAAAAAGCTAAAAAAAGAAGAAAACCAAAATAAACAAAACAATGGAAGAACAACTATGGATTCTAAACACAAAGATTGAAGCATTTCAAGTCTTTATGCTACTTATTTTTAACTCACTTGCAATAATTGGTATTCACAACATCTTTGCAGGAGAAGGAATGATTTTTAAGCCGATAACAGAACGATTTGAAAAGTTGATTGGCGATGAATGGTTTTGGATAACAAAGCCATTGTATAATTGCCCTCCGTGTATGATACTACTTTATGGATTGCCATTTGCTTTCTTTGTTTACGATGGTCAGCCTTACGGTTACTTTTGGATGTTTGCCTATTGTATGGCCCTAAGTGGGGTGAATAAAATATTAACCTCAATAATTTACCGAGATTAAATGAATTGGTTGCTAATCTTAAACAATAATGGATTTGTTGCTCAAGGCCATTCTTGTGGATGTCAAGGCAACAACCAATATCATAGATTTGCTAACGCATCAACAGAAATAAAAGTTTACAAAAAATTAAATCAATATCAAATAAAAATAAATAATGTTTGGAGCGATAAAAAACAAATTACAGAGCTTGAATCCGAGTTCTAATGTAATTGTAAAAGATGGATTTACTTTAGAGTTTGCATTCGAGTGTAATAAAGTAAAATACTACGAGTTTAAAGATAAAAATTCAATGCCATTCCAACGTGGATTGGATGCCTTAATATTTTTTGAGGAATTACAAAATGGAGTTACAAGGGATTATATTCTGAATCACATCGAAGTAATGAAAAAATGCACTGAGGTAAAGAATGGTAAATCTTTAGACTTAAAAAATATGTTTATTGAGATTGCACGATTTGAGGAACGATTGAAGTACATCATAAGCCCAGAAATTATCTATAAGGTTGCTTCGGTTGCCTTTATTGATGACAAGGAAAGCGTATTGAGATACGACCACGAATACAACAAACACAAGATTGAAAGTTGGAAAAAATATGGAGATGGTTTTTTTTTGCACGAACCTTTAAAGAAATTGATTCCGTTTTTAAATACATACGCAGACAGTTCCCTAACGTATTTGAGGGTGGTGGACAAAATAGAAAGTTTGCAGAAAGTGGCTCATTCATTGATTCTGTTAGAGGAGGAATTGAAAGCCGAGAACGATTGAAATTAATAGTAATGAACTTTCTTCCATCTACATATCAAATAAATTCATTAAATTTGTACGATTTCTTTTTTTTCGCAAACGAAGCGAAGAGCCAACAAATGAATAGAACCGCTAATAAGAAATAGTGGAAAACGTAATTATCAAGTTTACTGCCGACACCACAGGATTACAACCTGCGGTTGAACAACTAAAACTTATTGGCAAGATTACTGAGGAAGATGCAAAAAAAATTGATGAAATAAATCAATCACAAGCTAAATATCTTAACACATTAAAAGCCACCACAAAGGAAGCAGGAAACTTTGGTGATGAAATGGCAAGTATTAAAGCAGAAATTCAAGCAGGAATATTAGAGGGAGTTGCTGAACATTTTGCTGAAATGGGTAAGGAGATGGAAGGAGCAGGAAAAAAAAGTAAAACCCTAAAGCAAGAGTTAAAAGAATTAAAAACACAGATTGCAAGTGGTGGATTGGATGCAAAACAATTATCCGAAGCCACAAAAAGAGCGGCAGAACTTACTGACCACTTAGGCGATGTCAATCAAAAGATTAAGGCATTGTCAAGCGATACCAAGAGGATTGATGCAGTGGTTGAAGGATTCAGAGGATTAGCTGGAGGTGTTTCAGTTGTTACAGGTGCAATGGGTTTGTTGGGTAGTGAAAACAAGGAACTTGAAAAGACATTGCTAAAAACACAAAGTGCAATGGCAATGTTGCAAGGTGTTCAAGAGTTGGCAAACTTGGCAACGGGTGAGGGAATTGTAAAAAACTATGCCTTAGCAGCGAGTGAAAGAGTTGCAGCAGTAGCAAGTAAAGTATTAGGAGTTGAGATTGCTGCATCAATGGCAATTGCAACAGGTGGTATTAGTTTGGCAGTTGCTGCGTTAGCGTTTTTTATAGTTAATTTAGATAAATCCGAAGAACAAGCAAAAAAGGTTCAAGAAAGGATGCAAAAAATGTATGAAAACGACAAAACTATTTATGAAGCAATTACTCAAAAAAGATTAGAAAATTTAAAGAAAACAAAAGAAGGCGAATTAAAGGCTTTAGAACTTGCATACAATATGCAACACGAGGCGGATTTAAAGAACTTTGGAAAAGGTTTAATGGATCAGAAAGCATACAATGCAAAGTTTCAATTTCAATTAGAACAATACAACGCTGCTAAAGAGGAAATAAATCAAAAATGGGATGAAAAGGAAGCTAAAAAGTTAAAAGACCAACAAGATAAAAAAGCAAAAGTAAAAGCGAGTGCAGATGCTGAAGCCTTAAAAAAGGCAGAAGAAGAAGCACGAAAAAGAGCAGAGGCAGAAGCCAAAGCCACAGAAGAAGCGAACAAAAGAGCAATGGAGGATGTTGATGCAACATCACAACTTAAAAAGAATTACTATAAGCAATTAGACATACAAAAAGAATATCAAAAAAGCAGTCTTGAGATTGATGAAATATACAGCAGAATTGCATCTGAAGGTCGCTATCAAACATCAGAAGAAATTTATGCCCAAGTAGAAAAAGAGTTAAAAGACTATGAGGATTTAAAGAAAAAGCAATCTGATATTGATACAAAATACTTAGAAGAAAAGGCAAAGAAAGAAGAAGAATATAGAAAATTAGCACAGCAGACAGCCTTTCAAATGTTAGAAAATGCAGCGGCATTTACATTTAGCACAATAGAACAAAACCTTCAACAAGAAACAGATTTAAAAGTTGCCGCAGCAGAAGAAGAACAACGTAAACAATTAGAAGGTCGTGAGCTTTCAGCATCACAGCAACAAGCTATCGAAAGAAATACCCAAAGAGAAATAGCAAGAATAAAAACTGAGGCGGCAAGAAAGCAAAGACAAGCGGATGTAGTTCAAGCAGGTATAAATGGAGCAATAGCAATTACAAAGGCATACGCAACAATGGATCCAATTTCAGCAAGTATTGCCGCAGTAGGAATAGCAACATTAACAGCCTTACAAATTGCATCCATCAAGAATCAACCGATACCAAAGTTTGCGAAAGGAACAAAAGGAGTTGAAGGACCAGGAACAGATACAAGCGATTCAATACTTGCCTACCTATCCAAAGGAGAAATGGTCATCCCTACAAAGACAAAAGAAAGCTATTTCCCTGCCTTAGATTTAATATTTGATAAAAAGGTAAGTCCAAGTATTGCCAATGAATTATTATTGGAAGCATCAAAAGGAAACTACAATATTTCACACGATTATAATAGTCCAGTGTATGTTAATAGTTCAGTAGCTATTGACTATGATAAGTTAGATAGGTTGTTTAGCAAAAACAAAAGCACCACAAACATAAATATGGATGAAAGTGGATTTAGAAAATTTTTAATTACTGAGAATGGTAAGAATGAATATCTAAACAAAAAATTTAGGAAATGAATTGGAAGTTTACAATAATTGAAAGTAACTTAGATGAAACGGATATAATTGAGCCTATTGGATGGGATGGATTGACAATTGCATTAACGAGAAACTTTGAGAATCACGGAATTATTAAGACCATTGAGAACACAGACTTTCAATTTATTGAGGATGCCTATGTATTGTTAAAGTCAATTTATGATACTACTGGAGCTGATTCAATAGCTTTTTTAAAAGTAGAGTATCAATGTGAAGCCGAAGCATTTCAGTTGTTAGATACGTTTAAATTTGATTTCAATACTTATAAGCGTACTTGTGGGGATATGTGTATGATTGAGATTGCGGTAAATGCCAATAGTTGTTTAAATGATTTGATGGTAAGGATGTCGCAAGACATAGACTTGGCAACAACAACGGATATAGATGGCAATGCAATAACACCACTATCTGAGGTAGATATTACATTGGGAGGTCAAGATATAGTAATAAGGAATAGAGCTATAAGAGATGGAGGTGGAACGACTTTTCAAATAACATTAGATACTCAAGATTTTGATGCCTTTCCTGCTATCGGTAATGTGTATAATTCTTTAGCACTAAGGCTTACAGAAATTCAAGAAATCCCTGCATTTAATTTTCTAAGTCCAACAGGACAATCTTTTGATTGTGCAACAGAACAAATACACGATATACCTGATTGGGAAGAAGATGAATTGCCAAAATATATGATTTGGCAAAGAGATTTAGAAAATATTAATTTACAAGAGTTATGTATTGACCCAAATTATGAGTTTAGTTTAGATATAAACATAACCGGAACGCTAACAGTAAGAAGTACGTTAAATGCTACTATTACTCAAGTAAAACTTAACATTTATAAATATGATGGAACAACAACAAGTTTAGTAGTCGGATTAAATATGATTACTGGTGGTTATTCAGTTACAGATAATGCCGTACCAGTTGACATACCCTTTTCATTTGCTAACTATGAACCTCCATCATTTAGTACAATACAACAATTATATGCAATTATAGATATATCATATAATGTATTAGATGGAGTAACAGAAGATTGTAAGGAAATGCGATTTGATTGGAGTTATGACGAAGGCTCATTTTTAGAAATGGCAATAAATACAAGTTGTCCTGAAACAACTATAAAAGGTGTAAACTTAAAAGATACATTTGAATTTTTACCAACAGCACTTGTAGGAGATTGCTACGATGTACAATGCAATGATGAATGTATGGCTGACCATATTTTAACAAATGGTTTAAAGCTAAGAAGAAAACCCGATACAAGTAACCTATTTCTTAGTTGGGAAAATTTATTTAGAAACACCTCAAAGATATTTAACTTAGGTTGGGGAATATCCGGCACCGACTTAATAATAGATAAGGCTAAACAGTTCTATCAACAAAATAATACAATATCATTGGGGGCTGTTGATGAAGTTAAGATTAGCAATGCAAAAGAGTTTTTATTTGGAAAAGTAAATGTAGGTTATAGCAAATGGGAATCTGAAGAGTACAATGGACTTGACGAGATGAATACAATGAGAAAGTATTCAAGACAAGGCAGTAATTCTGATAAAACACTGGACTTAGTATCACAATTTATCACCGCAGGATATACTATTGAAATTACAAGGCGAAAAAGTCCATTTTCAAGCGATTGGAGATATGATAGTGATACATTTGTAATAAATATTGATGGCTCAAATGCAGTGCAAGGGGTAACATCTCCGACAAACATAGTAAGTCCATCAACAAGATACAATTACAGACTAACACCGATAAGAAATTTATTAAATTGGTTTAATAGATTATGTCTTTATTCACCCCAAGAATTAGTATTTAATTCATCAAACGGAAACTTTATTGCAAGTGGTAGAATGACCGGGCAATGTGATTTAGAGGATGCAGCAATAGCCGAAAATGATAACATAGTAACAGCAGATTTTGATGTTAGTGCAAATGCAGCACCTTATTTTTTGCCAATTATTTATGAATTTTCAATACCTTTGACAATGAATCAATTTATGAATGAAATGTTGGTTGATATTTATGAAAATATTTATTCATTTGAGTGCAACGACACTACATTTTATGGTTATTTATTAACCGCTACTTATGACCCGAATCAAGGAATGGCTAAGTTTACGCTGCTCCACGCAATTATGGAATAATGGCCACAAGCCTTTTTGATTTACAGAATAGCTTTGTAAGATTTAATGATCAAGAATTTATTACTGACAATGATTGTGGAGTAGTAGTTGATACTTGTTTGCCTATTTGCACAATTACAGATTTAAGATTTCAATTTTTAGTTGTATCAGATGATTATCCAACAGAAGCGGATTTAGTTACAGCTTTACAAATAAGAAGAATTACAAGTAGTGGAGCAACAACAATAACTTCTGTTGGTAAAGATAGTTTAAGTTTAGGGTCAAATACTTATGTTATATTTCTTGAGTTTAGCACTTCAACATTATTAAGTTCTTTAAATGATGGCGATTGCTTCCAAATACAACTAAATTTTTTAAGAGATGAGCCACCTGCTTATTTATCTACTACCTCAATAACTTGCTTTAAATATTTAGTTGATAAATGCTTTACAAGTAGAATTACTTATACAAACAATGAGGATGCTTTTGGATTTTATTACAATATTCCATCAACACCAAATTATATTAATGCAATAAGACTTCCAATGTATGCTGTTAATCCTGCCTTTGACATTGAGCAAAAAACATACGTCAGAAGCAATGGAATAAGAACAAAAGTATTTGCAAGATTAGCAAAGAAATATAAGTTTGTTACTGACTTTCTACCAGAAGAAATACATCAAAAGTTAGTTGTTGCATTGAACCATGACACGGTTAATTTGCAAGTATCTTCAAATGAATATGCTTTGCAATGTACTTTTGAAAACGAATATAACCAAGACTTTCCAAGTATTATGCAAGGGATGAATGTATGGCCTGCTGACTTTCAAGTTTACGAAACACCATTTAACGAAATAAATAATAATTGTGGATAATATGAACACAGGAATATTAATAGTTGCAGTAGGACACGGAAACTATGGAAAGTTAGCCGCTACATTGGCAATGTCAATAAAAGGGAATGGGAGCAAATATCCTATTCACTTAGTTTATACAGAATCAACTTTAAAAGCTATTGGAGAAGATTACATCAACTTTTTTGATTCCAAAAGCGAATGCCCCGATAAATATTTATTAAACAATGGTGAGCAATGTTTTATAAAAGTAAAAAGCTATATCAACGAGTTGACACCATTTGATAATACATTGTTTTTAGATTCGGATATTATAATGATTAACAACGGAATGTTAGACAATATAATTGATGAAATAAAACATGTTGATTTTACCGTTAAAAATTCAGGATTTACTGCTTATGATTCGGATAAAATAACAAATGAATCTATCCAGTGGGCAAACCTTTTAGAAATAAAACAAGCATACGGATTTACAAATGAGGATATTTGGAATGTTCATTCAGAGTTTATTTGGTGGAAAAAAACAGAAGCAAACAATCAACTATTTAATGATTGGATATACAACTTTGAGAATTTAAAAGTAAAATCAATTGAATTTGGAGGT